CTCGTAGACAATCTTTTTTGTGGAAACAGGGCCTGTTTCGTCACCCATTTCCTGACGCTTCCTAGAAGCGTTCTGAAAGTTCTGGGTCTTGTCTTGTTTGATTACCTTGCGGCGAACCATTCTTTCATCTTCGCCAATGTAAGCAGCTTGCATCGCTCCCTTAAAAGCATCATCTCTTTGAACGCTCGCTCTTGTAACGGTGATCAATGGTAAACGAAGCTTTCCAACCTTATCTCTCAACTCTTTGTTGTTTTTAATTTGGAATGTTCTCTCGGTTCCCATCCACAGAACGTTTACTTTTTCAACACCAGCATTTGTTCTTGTGTGAGGATTAAGCGTCTCGTCAATAAAGCGATAAATTGCAGTATCGATGTTCTCGAGTGTTGATGGATGTGAAACTTCGCCTTTAGCCTGCATTGAATAGTCCGTCCCTTGCTCTTATGCATTCAGCTCCAACTTCAAATCTTGATTCAGGTTGTCCAAATAAGATTTTCGGTTCAATGAGCTTTACAATCTCGTAAAAGATCTCTCCGAATCTTACGAAGTCACCTTCTCGGACAAACAAGTTCTGATCTTCTGTCAATCTTCTCTTATGAAAGTTTACTTTGATCTTTGTTGCTTTGTCGAGAGCGATGTTCTCCATGTCGGAGGTCTCTACTCCTTGATATTCAACCAAAGCAAAGACTCTAATTGGATGCAAGAAGTTTTTCTCGATTGCTTCTCCATAAATAGGGTGGAAATCTGTCGATTCTACATCGATTGGAAAATAAAGAACCTGTTGACCAACAACGCGTTCGATAATTTCGTCATTAATCTGCTTAACAAGGTCTTTCTCTTTGTCTCCGAAGAACATTGGAGAGGGTGGTTGCGTTGGTCTTTCCCATTCTGACATCTATGTTACCCCACGAAGATCTTTAATGGTGTTTTGCCAACAATTGCGTCTGCATTCTCAACCATTGCCTTGTCTGTCTCTGCTAGTTTAGCATATAACATCTCGTCAAGTTGCTTGTTAAGCTCTTCTCGGAGGTTTTGTTGTTCTGTTTGCGCTTGAGATAGAAGGTCTGAGGCATTCAAGGAAATGTTGTCTCCGGGAATTGGCACATTACCACCAAACTTGCCTCGGATTTGTCCGAGAGTCTCTTTTGAGAGAGCCAAAGCAAAGCGTCTGATCCATTGTTTACCAATAGAGTTGATGCTTTCGTAAGGAAGGTTCTCCATTGGCATAGTATTCATGTTATTCACACCTTCGAGACCTGAGTCATACTCTCCTTCGGTGAATGCTTGATTTCCGCCATCAACAGAGAATCTAAACCAGAACGTTTTCTGAGTTACACTGTCGGGCATTGGGTAAAGTCTGAGCTTGTTGTCGATGATCTCATAAGAATAATGAGATGTTCTTGTGTAAAGGTGATCTTCATAAGCCATTGCTTGCAGCTTGTTCTGCCAAGCAGGGATAACTTCGAAGGTCGAACCATCAGCATATTGTCCATAGTTATGGAAGTTACCAACAACGTTCAATCCACCATAGTAACCATAAAATCTCCACATTTGTCGAGGAGTTACATAGTACATCTGGCGAATCTTGATTCTATATTTCTTATCTCCGTCTCCAAGTGCATCTGCAAAGGGAAGAGTTGGATCATCTGCTGCAAGTTTCTCAACAACTGCTTGAAGATCATAGTCTTGATTCAACGGAGTAATGTCAAATGACGCAGAATAGATTGGAGTGGTTCCTCCAACAACTGATTCTGTCGAGAACTTATCTGCAATCTTGAAAGCATAATCAAATTGGAACTTTGGATACTTGAGGGCAACGTTCAAAGAAGGATCATCAAGAGCTCCCTTCTCGTCAAAAGACCCCGTAGGAGAGCCAAGAGCGCTTCCTAAGGCGTTTCTAGCTTGGTGGAGGTTAACTATGTAAGAGTACTCCAAACAAGCCTCTTCGTAGTTGTTGTAGACCTCTTTAGCTGTCAATTCAATGTCGAGAACATCTCCACCAAGTCGGTTGTAAGTGTAGGCTACTTGTGAAGCAGCACCAGCATAGAAAGCTGGAGTGTCATAGAAACCGATTGCAAGAGTGCCTGCAACATTGTTTGCATCTCCATTCTCTGGTAAGATGATTGCCGATGTCTTTGATGTCGGTGTTAAAGGTGGGAAAGCCATAGTAAATCCTCCGTCTTACTAAATAGTCGAATTAAAAGGAAACCCCCGAGCAACGAATCACTCGAGGGCAAGGAGGTTAATGAAACAAACTTAATCTTTTTTCTTGGAGGATTTTTTACTTTTCTTTCGAGTTGTTTTCTTTTCTTTGATCTCGTCGATTGCTTCTTGAGTTTCTTCGACGATATCTTCAACTGTAGCCTTTGTTTCTTCGATTGCTTCTTCAACTTTCTCGGCAACCTCAGCAGCAATCTCTTCTGCTTTCTCTGCGGCTTCAACAGCTTCTTCTTTTACTTTTTCGGCAACTTCAGCGGCTTTCTCTGCAACAACCTCGACAGCTTCTTCAACTGCGACCTTTGCTTCGAGAGCAGCATTACGAGCAGCTGCTGCTGCTTGACGCGCCTTTAATCTTAATCTTTTCTTTTTGATTCCCATTATTTTCTCCTTATGAACTTGTAACTTCAGAACCGTGAACTAAACCTTGAATGTACCAAGTTGATCCATCGCAAATCAATTCTATGATAGAGCCATCTGATGCACCGGCTGGAATGACAACTGCTGATGCAAGATCAGCTGCGTGAGACTGGACTGTGTCGTTTTGTCCTCCAAGGTCAAACAACATCATTCCACTGACTTTATTTGTAAAATTGATCGTTAAGTCTCCGAGACTTTCACGAATGATCATTTTATTGTAGCAACCTTCGTGGGTATAACCGAAGTTGAGACTCATTCCACCAACAGGAACATCAATGAACAATGCATCCCCAGAATGAACGAATCGAACATCGGTGTCTTGGTTGAAAACTCTCTTCACGTAACGAGAGCCGTGATATGGTGATCTTGAAATTTTTGCCATTTTATTGTTCCTTTTGTCTTATTAAATAGTCTGTTTTTAGGTTATCGACCAGCATTGTAGCGGCTGAGGATTGTTGCTTCGGAAACAATGCCGTTTTCATAGTTTACAGCATCCAATTGCCCTTTGAATCCTCTCCATTGAAGGCTTGGATTCTGACCAATGAGCAAATCGGTATTTGGCATCGAAGGCTCAGGGTAGAACCTGTGGGTAACCCATCCGTTAGAAATAGTCGAGAGTGTTGTGTTGGTTGAGTAACCGAAGCCCTCAGTCAAGACTGCGCCATCCAAAAACACTCTTATTAAAGGTTGTTGACCTACAGCCACATTGTTAAATTGAACAACAATTTGATGCCACTGGCCATCGGTTACACTCTTGTTGAATTTGAAGAAAGAAGAGTTTGACGTGTCATTTGTAGAAGGTTCGTTTACCATAAAGAGTCTAAAGTATCCATTTGTAAAATAATCATCTGTTGTCAACTTAATATTAGCGAGACTATTGGAACTTCCAACAGCAGAAAGACTCATTACATAACCGTGTTTATCACCA